AATTTAGCCCTAAGTATTTTCTAACTGCTTGGTTAGCAAGTCCGTGTATTACATTTACATTGTTAAGTACATCTATTTCTATAACTGTTTTTCCACCAATTTCAAGCTTGAAATAAGTCACCGATAAATCGATAGATGTTTCTAATTTTCCACTAGGCTTCATTTTTAGCCCGTCCATTTTCTTAATTAAACCTTTGAAAGTTGCATCTATTCCATAAACATCAGCACTGTGAGTTTCTCTGTTCATGGCTTGAGCTGCACCTTTACATTCAATCAGAATAGATTTTTCATTGTTGATTTCTAGTACTGACTCATCTACACAATCCATTTTGATTTTAGCTTCTAATTTCTTAAAGTGTCCCATTAAAGGCACTTCTAATTCAGCAGTCAATCCCATTTGCTCAGATGTGACTGTGTCATATTCAATGTTAGGCAACTCTACTTCTGATATCCCAGCAAGGTTATTAGATCCATTGAAATATGTTTCAGCATCTATAAGAGCATTAGGTATTTGTTTTCTTCCCATCTTTTTCCCTCCTTATTAAGCTGTCAAGCTTTCAGCAAATTTTTGTAATGCATCAACATCATAAACTTTCTTGAATGTTATAGATTTAGCTCCTGGTATTATTCCAAGTTCTATAGTCCAAGTAATATCTCCATTTATGATATCTATTAAGCTATTATCAACTGAGTAAAAATTAACTTTAGCAGACAATAATTGATCTGCCGCAACAAGTGCATTTAATCTAATATTCATAGATTTCTTCATTGTTTCAGCCATTTTTAAACTGAACTTTTTATCCACATTATTAAAATATGATATAACTAGTTCATTTCCAATGTATTTAAACATTCTACGACCATAAATGTACTTGTCTTTTGGGTCTGTTGCTAAAGGATTCTTAGCTGTTTCAGATCCCCAACATCTCCAACCTTTAAAGTTTATAGCTGTAACTACTCCATTTTTATTTAAGAAATTGGCTTGTTGTTCTTTATCTAATCTAACCTCTTCATATTTTCCACTTGCATTTTTCCATACAAAAGCGTCCATCTTGTAAGAATAGTTAGAAGGTCCTTGGCTTGGAACTCCATTATTCTCTCCATCAACTTTCATAGATAAAGCTGCATAGTGTATAGATTGATAGTAAACTTCTCCAGCAAGTTTGATTTTTCCATATAGCAATACTTGGTCATTGCTTAAAACATTGTTAGTTTCTTTCCATTCAACCAATTCATTGTATTTCTTGTCAACTGGAGCATTTACTAATGCTATTGCTTCAAACATTCCACCATTCAGTGTTTTAGCTTTAGTTTCCATGATAGCTGCAACATCACTTTCATGTGAAAAATCAGGAACATCTATAAAAGCGGGTAATTCACTATATTTCAAGAAAATTTCGTTTGCTAATTCTAGCCCTGTTCTTTTCATTGTTGTGCTATCAAATCCGCCTATAGCTTCTGTTTTTGTAACTTTAGATAAGTCTACTTCTTCGTATTCTATATCTACATTATTTCCAGATACAGTTGCATAAATTTCTAATCCTTCAGCTGTGTAAACAGTTCTTGCATCTGATATAACTTGCTTTCCTGTTGCATTTTTAACTACTACAGATTCTGGAATTACCTTGTGACTTGGTATTAGCACCTTTCCTTTTTCAAGGGCTTTATTAGCAAGTGTTTTCTTTTCTGATTTGTGCTTAGTTAAATCTAAGATATTAACTACATATAGTGGAGCAACAGCATACAACTCAAAGAAAACTTTGATAGCTTGTGATATAGAGAAATCTAAATCATAAGTGTCTCCAAAGTATTGGATAGCTTCTTGATAAGTCCCTATTCTCACTACTTCATTGACTTTTCTATTCTCAGCTTTAACCTTGTGAATTGGTGCTGTTCCAACTATAAAATGCCCATAATCTAAAACCACAGGTAATTGAAAGGCTGTAGCCCCTTCTTGTTGGTATGTACCATGTTTATAACCCATTTCTACCTCCTAAAATTTAATTTATAATAAAAAAGAGGAGCTTTTATACTCCTCTTGGTGTTGATTAATTAGTTAATCCCATTTTGTTTAGTTTCGTTAATTTTTCTTCTATTTCTGCTTTTTCTCTTAATAACTTTGCTTTTATTCTAGTTGCTTCAGCTATCAAATGTTCAAACTCATCTTTTGCTTTACCTTTGTATTCAATTATGCTGTTAGTTTTAAAATAATTATCTATGAAATCTTTATATTTGTTATACATTCCATATTTTCTCAATAGAAATATGACTATTTCCTTATATAAAATACTTATTGAACTTGAAGAGCCATAATACTTTTGATTATTTTCATTTTTATACTCTTCAAATTCTTTATTTCTAAGAGTTAATTTATTTTCAAATAACATAGTGTGTATACAATATTTACTTATCCCAGTAATACCCGCTAATTCCTTAACTTCCATAACAGGAATACCTCTCCAAGTTGTAGGTTTAACTTCTGAAAAAGGTAATTTCTTTTGTTGATTATTTTCTAATCCTTGATTTTCTAACTTTTCTAAGACATGTATAACTGCCCTTCTGACGAACTTACTTTCTCTTACTAAAACTTGTCTTGCTTGAGATAAAGTTAAGATAAACATAGGTCTTTTTTCGCCTTTTTTATCTTTATATGTAACGGGGGAAATTTTTCCCTCGTTGATTTCTTCTGAAAATTCATCTCTTATAACTTTTAGTAAATCATTATGTCCTAGTTCTTTTTTAATTCCTTCTTCTTTTCTAAACTTATTTATTTCAGCCAATAATTCCAAACTTGTTATTTCACTTTTTGTAATCAAATTATTTGCCATTTTTATTCACCTTACCTCTTTTCTTTTGATATTTCATACCTTGACCAAATCCAAACATAAAAGCTGTTCCTATCATTTCAAAGATACCTTTTGAATTATCTCTAATATCATTTAATTGGTCAAATGTCATATCATAATGAGTTGTTAAGTGTTTTCTACTTTCTTTGATTACTTTTTCCATATTTGCATACATAATAAAAATACCTCCATTCAAAATTTATAATTGATAGAAGTATCCACTTATGATATAATAGATTTCATAAGAGGGAAACTTCTTGGCAAATAAAGTATTGTGAACTTTGGACGGTGTAGCAATACTTTATTTTTTAATTTTTTCAAATTCATTTTCAATTAATTCTCTTACAGTTTCAGAACGACTTTTATTTTTATCAATGGAAATATCATCTAATTTCTTTAAAACTTCCTTATCCATCCTAACTCTAAGCATATAATCTTTATTAGAACTTGATTTATCGGTAGCTTTCATAAAATCACCTCACTTTGTTGCTACAAAATTATAATAACATCTTGTTGCTACAAAGTCAAGAGAAATTTTTTAAATTTTTATTTCATCAACAATAGAATCAAAATATTGATAGTTCTTATTGATTTTTGGATAATCTTCTACAGGAATTAATAATCTTTCAAGCAGTGGGTATTTTTCAATAAGTTTCTCAATTTCTTCTCCAAAATATACAGTTCCTTTTATAAAAAGAAATTCAGGTAAATCTAGCTTTTTACCTACATAAATATATGTTTTCATACTATCCCCTTCCAAGTAGTTTTGCTATTTTTCTCTCAACTACTTCTGATGTGTCAGGTACTCCAAATACTCTAAATCTACAAACAGAATAAAAATAAGGCTCTGCTTCTGCAGTAAAGTATTCTATTGAAAATGGATATGATTGATCCACAGCAAATTTTCCATCTACTGTACTTTCATTCAGAAACTCCTTTTTCAAGTAATCTCCGATAGATAAGTTATTCAGATAATCTTTTTCACTCTCCATTTTAGTACCTATCCATACTTCTAAATCTACTGGTACATCATAGTTATCGATTCCATTTCTTGTCTGTTCAAACTTAGTAACCCTTAAAATAGCAAAAGGAAAGAGGTCTTTCTCGCTCTTTCCTTCTTCTCTATCTTCATGATTAATTTCTGGCAATAATCCATGATATACTGTAACTTTCTTATCTTGCAATTTCTCTGTCAAGAAATCAAATATAAGTTGCTCTACTTCAATAATCATACCCCTATCACCCTATTTATCTCATGTTCTAATCTCATTCTGAATTTTTCATCCGCATAGCCTTGTAAATATTCTAGTATTGATAAATTACCAAGCATTTGAGGTGCTGAAACTGACATTAGTCTCTTAATAGTCTCTCTTTTTCTACCATTTTTTGTGATGAATTTACCCGTTCTTTCAAAAGCTCCCAGATGTCCATTTTTATATGCTATAAATGCATTAGGTAATGATTTATACCCTCCTTTTTTTACAGCAGTTTGAACTATTTTTCCTTTTGTCCTAGTCTTAGGATTTAGCTTGAAATGGTCTAAACCTATCACTCTACCATTACTTATGATAGAGCCAGTTAAATTACTTTTACTAGTTTTAAAGACATTAACACTACTTAGTAATTTACTTTTTTGTGCAAAATAAGACTCCGTTGTCTTTCTGATTTGCTCAGTTTTTACCATCTCAAGTGACCGATTAATAGCTCTTGATATGCAACTAGGTAACTCACTCTCGTATTTTCCAAGAGTATTGATAACTTCATTTATTCCAGTAGCTTCAACTTTAACTCCTATCATTTTTCATCATACCTCGTTAAGTCTATTTCCAATAAACCCATGTCTTCCTTAGCTTCTTCTACTAAATATCTAACACCATCTACTAAGATTTTTTCTCCAGAGTGAGGCGGGTATTTAAAGAAAGATTTTTCTATAAATAGAGTCATTCCTTCAATAAATAACCCCTCATTCTCTAAAGATCTAGTTCTGTTTCTCTGCTTGTTCTGAAATCTCTCTTCATCGATAACACAGACAGTTTCCTTTTTTCCTATAGTATGTGTGTCTCCAAACTCTTCCAAGTTTAGAAAAACATCTACTATATCACTAGTTACTTCTTCTTTAAAACCCATAATTAAGCCTTTTTAGATTTTTTTGAATTTTTATTAGTTTCTTCAACTTCTGTGTT